GTTCAAATCACTTTACAAAAGTGTGCATATCACATCACTTAGTATGGATACGTATTAGTTCCTGATTCCAGTACTCTAATCGTATTAATGAACAAAACCACAAAGAAACCTATACAAAATAACTAACACAAAAAATAATGTCAATCTATCTATAGTTGTGGGCAATTGGTTGCAACAAGTCACCTCCTCTCACGCGAAACGCATGTTTTAGCAAACTAATACATCAAGAAGGTTTCTTATCTACTTGCATTAGTGGTGATTTTGCTGGCCAACCAATTGGCAATTTGGCAGTCTTCGGATGCACTTCCACCTTCACAGTTGGAAATGAGGCAACCACAGTCGGATCATCATGATCAGCTTCACCTATGTGAGGCTGAGGTGTTCCAGGTTGTGGCTCCAAAGGACTGTCTTCGTCCTTACCTGCTACAGCGCGTGCTGCAGCAGCATAGCTCTTTGAAAGGTAGCTAACCTTATTGTAAGTAACGTCTCGCGACGCAGCTTTTGCTGCATCAGAGGATGAAGACGTTGCTTCATCAACGGAATTGTTGCGAACTGCGGTCGACGATTCTGATTCACTCACCTTCTTCAGCTGTTTTTGCAGCATCATAATTTGATTGCGAATGATATCCAAATCTGTCGAAGCCGGTCCTCTCTGCTTCGCATAATTCCGCTCAGATCGTGCGTTGTATGTGGGATTGAAACCGTTCACATACAAATCCCAGTACGCTGTAACCTGCGCACCAGAAGTTGCATCTCTGCCTGTCGGTAGCGAGATAACGATTTGTGTCGTTGTCGGTGAAACATACAACAACATTGACGACTGCAATTGAGCAGGATAGCTCACTACAGCAGGAATCGTAGTGTAGGTGAACGGGTTAGCGTTGATATTCCCAGAATTGTCAACGAGCCCGTCTACATACGTCGCCCCAACCACAGTATTAGGATAGTGTGGATTGAGCGACATGCCACCAGCGGGTGCAGCATTTGCAACTTGAACGATCAAATTGAACATATACTCCCCCTCAGGCGTGAACGACGATGGTTCCAGTATCAAACACCCTTGTGTGTAGTCAACTGTTACACTGAAACCAGTTGACACAAGTGTGTTGCGCATGACTGCACCACTGGCTCCATACGTCATGTCCCCAATCACATGCTGTGCAAAGGAATTGGCACTGTCCTCCAACAGTGGACGGGTCAACTCAAGGTCATAATGAATCCACAGCTCACCGATGATGGTACCATCAGTTTGCTGCCCTTGAGTGGCAATAGTGTAGTTACCCATAACAGACAGACGCGCATCACCAGGGGCAGTGGACGCATCTGTGAGCTCAGGTTGCACATACAACACTGACGTAGGTTCGAGCGTCTTAGCACACTCGATCGGATGCATGCGACATTGGTAGGGCATCCCAGATGTCGCAAACAACGCATTTTCCATGTGTCGCTTATCTGTAAAGTTCGTGTCATAGGCGTTGTAGTCAGTGGCCTGAACTACAACACCCATTGCTGAACTGGTGGTACCCACAGCCATGGCTGATGTTGGTCGGAATTCAAACACGAGGCCATGCATGTGATACTCTTCAAACAACCTAGCGATCTGATGACCCCAAGGAAAGGCAATGGGATTGCCTGGATTCAACGCCAGCGTAGTTGCTGAAAAGTTGGCTGATGAAGTGATATCCATCACATACTCATCATGTCTCAACCTCAGCGATGGACCTCCGGCTGATGTGAATGTTGGTGACGGATTGGTCATGAAACCTGACTCAGAACCCGCAACAAACGAATTGCGTTTGACACCGAACTTTGTGTATGAGCCATGGCCCGCCAAACGCGTAAGCCACGATGCTGCACTACCCAGTTGACTGGCAAACGGAATGCCCGCGGCACGTAGGCCGCTTTCAACGGCCGCTTTCGCGGCCTTACCGACGACAGTTCGCGGCGCATAATTGCCAACCGCGCTAACTTTGTCGACGATGTCTGACACGTAAGAGCCAGAACCTGTAATCTTACGAGCACGTGCCTTGTAGCGACCCTGCCCACCCAGCGCCACAGTGTCCACCTTGTGTAACACTTTAGCTTCTGCGCGCTTAGCCTGACGCTTCGCTGCGCGTTTTTTCTTTTGTGCTGCTGACTTTGGCATAGTGTCATGATGAAAGAAAAGTCTCCGAGGTCGGAAAACTTTCGCGTAATATAATTCTGTCCTCGCGAAAGTTACAAAGATAACTTTGACTCCTGACCAACCACCAATTGCGCAATAGTGGCGAAATTCTTCTCCTGTGATAATACCGAATGTAAAGGCAGATCAACATCATGCTGTACTTCGGATACCATCTCATCATACTTGTGTTTGCGCACCCACGCGATCATGGCTGTAACCTCATGAAATTGCGGTGCGCCAAACAACAAGATTTTTGCGGCACACAACTTAACAAACAAATACCTCCAACTACCCAATTTCATATTATACAAAATTGAGCAAATGGTACGATCGGCGTCAGCTCGATAGATGTACATACCATCATACCAATGCCAACCAAAACCACAGAATTTGGAACGATTGATGGGCACAACCCCTTCAATCTCTTCTGTGATATTAAAACCGAGTTCCAGTGATCTTTGCAAAACGCCCTCCCAGATCGGATGGTCGGAGACTATTGAATCATCTCCCATCATCTTCACAATTAGTTCTCGGCGCAGTTGCACTAATGATCCCGGACCAACGCATTTTTCACTAAAGCTCAAGTGATACATGAAGACCATGTGTAATGCGTGGATATTGTCTGCCAGCGTGTTATACTGACCTGACGGATTCATTCCAACACGTACCCAAACCTTGCCATCTAAATCAACAAGTGGGGCACACGTAAGCACTTTAAAATACCATCGAGCCAGATTTTTCAAGTTGAATCGATGAGCACATACATCATGCTCATACTCAAAGTTTCTCGCTGCGTACAACTGCTCTTGAATCCTCAAGTGCACGCTTGCTTCCATCGCTTCGACGTCCCAGCATCGAAAATTGTCCCCTTTTGCGGTCAACAACGAAGCCAACTGATTCCACCCTCCATAAAACGGATTCATACCGGCGGCACTCCACGAATCACTCCTATTCCACAAACTCAACATAGCATCGTTTTGTTCTGCATATAGCATCAGTCCTACGATGTAGTGAGTTGTGTCAGAGATCATGAAAGTGCGCTGCTTTCTTTTTTCCGGATTTGGATTGGTGAACTTATCAATTGGCCGCATCTCACACTTAGGCCCAAGTTCCCACACCATACTGACGTCTTCGCCACGCGAAATTGCTTCAAGTTCTTCAACTAGCAAGTCCATATTCTTCTCAAACACATCACGTTTCTTCGGACAACCTCGCAACTTTTTCCATTTGAACCCTGCACTAGAATCTTTTTCAGCTCGTTGTACCGCATCTTCGAGTGTTAAAGGCTTGCAACCAGCATAAAACCCTTCCCACTCCTGCCTAAATGCAGCACACGTAACCTTCCAATGATTTATGTCGGGAGCAAAGACACGCAAATTGTGCCATTTCACATTATCATTGCGTAAATATTGCTTGTTTATCGTCATATACCGATGTGTAGTCGGGACTGAGTAATCATGTTCCTTACGGAACTCAATCAACTCGTCACACAATGGTGGAGGCTTCTGTTCATGGAGACCCGACTGAGAGTAACCCAAGAACATCATACCTCCAATTTCCTCTACTGACGACTCGCAATCCGCGTAGGTTGGACGCCAGTCCCAACCTCGCGGCACGAGTTTGTTGCCTCGGTCAACAATTTTTGCACTGCAGTTTCTGAGATATCTCTTACTCCTGCCAACCAATGAATTTGATCAATTGGCACAAAATAGTTGTATGAGCCGCCAGTTGCACACCCGCGTGCATGAATACCAATAAGCTGACCATCATGATTGACAACCGGGGACCCCGAATCACCAGCCACACTTTGACAAGTGTAAGCAAAATGCTTCATTCCTTTCACAGTCTCAATTTTTTTAACAACCCCAGCTCTGGAAACCGCACACAGCGGAAAATCAGGATCAGAAGAGTCACCTTTGCCATATTGCATGGTCAAAAGATGACATTGGTCGCCGATGACAGGTTGCCTCATACGCATCTTCCTGTTGTTTCTGATCGTCGGCTCCAATTTTTTTATCTCTGAAGGAGGAAATCGGATGATTGCCATGTCATTTTCACAAAAATCAACGCAATTTGGTGTGACCGTCACACCCTCATTGGCTGTTGAAATTTTGATTTGTTCAATTGGATGCTGATTTCCATCACAATCAAACAAGGTGTGCTTTGCTGTGATGACACCACCTGGCAAAATAACACAACCACCGCGCTTTGTGACTTTACCATCAGTTATCTGTTGCACAGTAGCAACAGCTGTTAATGGCAAATACGGTGGCGTGCTCTTTTGTCCAGCCAAAGCTGCCTCCTTTGTGTCCAACTCAATTCCAAGGATTTCAGCAACAGGAATCTGCGTGCCATCTCTCAATGGGTGGCAAAAGCCAACGCCATCAGGCAGGTCAGATGATCGAGTACTCGTGGCAAAACTTTCTTCTCTCTTGATATTCCTGTCAATAGTAACTGACCCCACACTTGCGCTCCTGACATTTGTTGCAGGCACGAATCTCACTGGCTCCGCATGTTGGTTTGACATCGCATTAATGCACTGCTGGTCATAATTTGCCAACATCACTTCCAGTGATGATAGTGGTCCAAGTTTGTTTCTTGCCGCTCCATCTTGCAGACACTGAATGTCAGCGTCAGTCAACGTGCCTGTATAGGCCTGACCACTCGGTTGAGTAGTACCACGACCCAAAGTCAGACCTTTAAGGTTTCCTTTGACTGGTGCAACCGTGGGGTTGCACAAGCGATGTAACGGCTCGAAAAACAAATTCTTATCCTTCGTATTGAAGGCAAACGCACCAAGTTCTTTCAACTGTTCCCGGTGTGCTCGCCAGTCTTCTTCCAATATAATTGGTTGATGCTGGGGACTTGCCATGTACCTGCGATAGTCATGAGCATTGTCTGCTGTAACATAAACAAATGATCGTGACCCAGGAACATAGTAACGAAACGTTAACTTGCTCATGGCTTTAAACACGGCGTCAAAATCCAAATCATTATAATAAATGAACAATTTGGTGGTGTTGCGTTGATTTGGCGTACGCATCCTTTGATCGTAACGATCTGCTCTTTGGCGCTGCTCGCGCTCAGCATTTTTGTCATAATCTGGATCATCGTGTCGCTCCTGATCTCGCGCGTCAACACGCTTTGCAGCGGCTCGTGCTTTGTTCTTGTCTCGATGTTGCCCCATCGACCCCTTGCCTTCTTCATCTGAGTCCTCAGGTGTTTTACCACGTAAAATGCATATGATTGTGACGGCAATTGCCATCGTTGCCAACCAAAGCATCAACTTGCAGTGAACAGTACAAAATCCTTTGCAACTGTCAATAACACCTCCAATCATACCTTGAGGAGAGTTTTCAATGCTAACTTCATGAACATTACCAACAAGCAACGCTGTCTGCACAGCTTCTTTTGTCATAACTGGATGCTTTGCATTGACAGGGTTACTCAACTTATCATCTCTCACCCCTCCAGTCGTTGCTGACGGTGCTGGTGATGAATCACAAGAGCACGCTGAAGTGCAATTGCACTGTTCATGAGATGATGCCGCATCGGCAAGTTCATGATCATCAGTCTTGTAATCTTCTTCATCTGAGCTGAC